ACTTTACCTCTCAGACATGAACCGAAAATAAAAATAATCGACCCTAAAGACCGACTTTATAGGGAACTATTGGGATTGACATGAGTAATACAGTAATATTCTTTCATATGGTAGTATTAATACCTATGGTGTACTTTATATGGAAGGATGGATATAACAAAGGAATAAGAGATGCCGACATTCGCAGGATTAAAGAATAATTTTTATACAGGAGTAGTCGAAGACCGATTTGACCCACTATCTTTGGGTCGTGTTCGTGTTCGTCTCTATGGTCTTCATACCGATGATAAAAAATTAATCTCTACAGGTGATTTACCTTGGAGTGATGTCCTTATGCCGACTACTTCTCCGAGTCTTTCTGGTCTTGGTCTTTCTCCTCATGGACTGGTAGATGGTTCTACTGTTATGGGATTCTTCCGAGACGAAGATGAGATGCAAGACTTTGTAGTTATTGGTAGTTTATTTGGCAGACCGACTGATAAATATAAAATCGATGGTGGTGACTCTAATAAACAAGTAGACCGAGGGCCCGATAAGGGATTTAATGACTCTCGTTATAAAGATAAAAGTGAATTTATAAGTTCTGTTGATGGTCAGAAAAATAGTGCTACTGGAAGAAACTTTAATTTTGGATTAACTCTAGACCAATCCCCAGTTAGACCGAATAAATTAGAATTTAAATTAGGTGGTGAAGGAACTATTATTGATGAGGGTAAAGAAAGTAAATTAGAAGAAAATTTCCCTAGAGAAGAATATACTAAACTCAGTTTATCCGATGTGCATAGAAGTATGCAAGGGTCACCAAATGTTTATCCGAATACTTTAATTGAAAGAACCAAAGGTGGTACAGTTAAAGAACCGACTCGTGCAAAGAATGTGGTGAATCCTACTTATCCTTTTGCACATATAATCGAATCCGAATCTGGTCATGTATTAGAAATGGATGATACCCCTGGCTCAGAAAGATTACATATGTATCATAGGTCTGGTACTCGTTTAGAAGTACTTGCAGATGGGACTCAAACCATGAAAGTCTCTAATGATTCCTATGAAATAATAATGAAGGATAAAAAAATATTAATATCTGGTAGTGCAGATATAGAACTTGCAAATGGTGATTATAATTTAATTACTAAAAAAGGAAATACCGAAGATGGTGGTAATGTATTTATTACATGTGATAGAGATATGAATATTACAGCTAAAGGTGCAGTAAAAATAAAAGGTAAAGTATCTATTAATGGTACTAAGTTTGATTAAATATAATGTCCGAAACCACAGAAAATAATACTACTCCAGAACCAATCCCTTGTCCAGAGGTTTTAATTCCGAGTGCAGATGACCTCGAAGAAATAATAATATTTATTGGAAACACTTATGGATGGGAATATATTAAACCCATCGAAGAAATATTAGGTGCATTTCCATTATCTCATACTTGGCCAGATGATTTAGATTGGCCTGAACTAGAATGGGAAGGTAAGATACAAGCAATCGTTGAGGAATTTAAATTATATCCTATAGTAAAGATTGCAGAGTTTCTTGCAGTTCCATTAACAGTTGTTGTTCCACCATTTGGTATAGAAGTAGATTGTAAAAAATTATTTGAAGACCCTAGTTATAAATTAGAATTACTTGACGAACTAGAAAAGAGTTTGGGTCTAGATGTCATTGAAGAACTCATGGATGACTTTAGTGCAGAGAATTGGAATGGTGAGTTTGGTATAGATATTCCAAAAATTAAACTTGCAAAAGCATGGAAAGAAATGATTGAAGAATTAAAAAAAATCTTCATGACTGGTGGATTTAGTGCAATAGGAAAACTATTAGATAAAGAACCATTAAAAACTCTTATAGAAACTTTACCAGACCCTATAGGTTTCTTCTTAGAATTAATTGCATCCTTTCCTAAAGGTGGATATGAATTTGATGCAGATGCATTATTTAAGAAGTTAAGAGAACAAGCAGAGAAAGAAGGAATAGAATTAAAAGAATTATTACTACAAACAGAAATACCTTTTGTATCAGAAATACCAGCAGAGATGTTAGGACTGGAAGATGTCTTACCAGAAACCCTAGGTGATTTAATTGATTTAGGTAAAACAGGAGAACATAAGAAAATAGATTTTCCTAGATGGGATGAACAAAAATTATTTGAAAGATTTAAAACTTTTATAAAAGACCTACCTCAAATATTGTTTGAAGCCTGTCTTGCAAAACTTACAGAACTTATTAAGTTCTTTATACCACCAGAGATACCAATACCATTTACTCTATGTACATTCTTATCATTACTTGGTTTCCCAAAACAAATAGATGTTGTAGAACTAGTCGTTGAAGGTGCATAAATACTATTATGAGTAATAATTATTTACAGAACCAAAACAAAATTACTGCACGAAGATGGTATACAGATATTGATTTAAATCTACAACCCCATCCATCGTCTGGTGATTTAGTTCTTAAAAAAGATAATGATGCAGTTAAAAGGTCAATTAGAAATATCATGTTGACTAATAATTATGAGAGACCATTTAAACCAAACTTTGGTGCAAACTTAAGAGCTCTTTTATTTGAACTTGCAGATGACATTACTAAATTTGAAATAAGAAAACAAATTACCGAGGCAATCCAAGATTACGAACCTAGAGTTAAAATTGACCAAATATATTTGAATCAAGATAGAGGAAATCGAATGTATGTTAACTTACACTATGGAATCATTGGAGTAACAGAACCACAAGAATTAGAAGTAATACTACAGAGAGTAAGATAAAATGGCAACAGTAAAAAGTTCACAAGTCAATATTACCGATTTAGATTTCGATGATATTGCAGCTAATTTAAAAGAATATCTTAAGGGTCAATCTACTCTTAAAGACTACAACATGGAAGGTAGTAATATTAATATATTAATTGACCTTCTTGCATACAGTTCACATGTATCAGCTTTCAATGCAAACATGGTTGCATCTGAGTTGTTCTTGGATACTGCACAAATAAGAAAGAATGTAGTTTCTCGTGCAAAAGAAATTGGATATACTCCAACTAGTGCAACTGCCTCTATGGCAACAATAGATTTACAAGTAAACAATCCTTTGATTGGTGGTGAGACTCCTACATCTTTAACAATTAATAGAGGACATAAATTTAAAACAGTGTATGATGGATTTACATATCCATATGTTTCTCTTGCTTCACAAACAATTTCTCCATTAAATGGTGTCTTTAAATTTGAAGACCTTGAAATTTATCAAGGTAAAATGAATTCAGATATCTTTGCATACAATGGACAGATTCAGAATCAAAGATTTCCATTAACAGAAGAACTTGTAGATACCTCAACAGTTACAGTTACAGTACAATCAACAGGTGGTGGTTCATCTGCATGGTCAAAGTCAGAAGATATTAGTGGTGTAGATAAAGATACTAAAGTATGGTATGTTCAAGAAAATGACCAAGGACAATTTGAAATATACTTTGGTGATGGTGTTATTAGTGCAGAACCTTTAGATGGAGACACAATAACAATATCATACTTGGTAACAGATGACCAACATACAGAAGGTGCAAGTCAGTTTACTATGACTGATGCAATTGGTGGTAATTCAGATGTAACTTTAATTACTAAAACTGCATCATCTGGTGGTAAAGCAAAAGAAAGTATTGAATCAATTAGATTTGCAGCTTCTAAGTTTTACACCTCACAAAACAGATTAGTCACAGTAGATGACTACAAATCAAAATTACAAACATTATATCCTGGCGCAGATTCTATATCAGTCTGGGGTGGTGAAGATAATAATCCACCACAATATGGAAAAATATTCATTGCAATTAAACCTTCACAAAATGTAAATAAATTAACCTCATCTGAAAAAACTTTATTAAGAGACAAGATGAGAAGACTAAATATGTTAACAGTCAGACCAGAAATAATTGATGCAGATATTATAGATATCCTAGTGACAACTACATTTAAGTTCAATCCTAGAGCAACAACTAAAACTGTCTCTGAACTAGAAACACTTGTAAGAGCTGCAATCATTACACATGACAGTACTTACCTAAGTGGGTTTGATAGTATCTTTAGGCACTCAGTTCTAGCGAAAGACATAGACAGTGCAGAATCTTCGATTCTTTCGAATATTACAACTGTCAAACTTAGAAAAACTGTGACTCCTACTTTTGGACAATCCAAAGGTTATGAAGTGGAGTTTGGAGAAGGAAATAAATTTTATAATCCTCACAGTGGACACAACAAACTTGGTGGTGGTATTATAGAAACCACTGGATTCTTAGTATCTGGATTTACAGATACTTTCTATTTTGATGATGATGGAGAAGGAAATCTAAGACGATATTCTTTAAGTGGTTCGACAAGAGTCTACGCAGACAGTCAAGCAGGAACAGTAGACTATTCAAATGGTAAAATAACAATTAATGGTATTAATGTACTTTCAACAATTAATACAGATGACACAATTCACTTTACAGTGATTCCGAATTCATTTGATAGTGTTGCATATAGAAGTAATCTTCTAGACATCAACACATCATTGATAAAGGTAACTGGTGCAACAGACACCATTGCCTCTGGTGATACGAGTGCTGGGGTGGGATATACATCCTCATCTAGTTACTCCTAAACTATGATTCGTGTATATGCACGAAGTAACATTC